CTAACGCAACAGCACTTTGCTCAAGAAGCGGACGTGCGTAATATTATTAAGCAATATGACAAAACTGGTCTAATTGCTAATGTACAAAAGGGCGTTGCGCAATATGGTGATTATTCAGAAGTTAACGAATATAGAGAGGCATTAGATCTCGTTAATGATGCAAACCGTATGTTTTCAGAGTTGCCTGCAGAATTGCGGGAAATGTTTCAGAATAATGCTGGAACGTTTTTGGAGTTTGCAACAAATCCAGAGAATCAAAATAGAATGATTGAGCTTGGACTTAAGGAGGCTCCTGTCCAAGAAGAACGGCCGCTAAAGGCCGAAAATAAGGCTGCCGAGCCTCCCGCTCCCCAAGAAGCTGGGGAGTAGAGGCAGCCAGGGCACAGTTACTCACTTGATGTAACTGTGCCCACTGACACCAAAGGAGGAAAAGGTGGAAACAATTAAGTATAATTTAACTCAGGCCAAGACACGGGAAGACAAAACACAGTGGATCAAAATAGGGATAGCACAAAAAAGCGACCGTAATTTTTGGATCAAGTTAGATGTGTTGCCGATAGCAGATAAAAACGGCGAAGTATGGTTAAATTTATTTGAAAGGAAAGATGATGAAGTACAGAAAAAAAATGAGCGCTAGAAGCAGTCGTAAACAATTTACGAAAGGCGCTATGAAAGTGAAGGGTAAAAATTTCACAAAACCTATGCGCGGCGGCATCCGTCTATAGATGCCATGCTATCATCCTCTGGTAGCCTATAAATGCGATGGAAAAGTAGTATTTGATAAGCCCTTCGCATTTGCGAGGGGCTTTAATTTACCCTGTGGCCAATGTATTGGCTGCAGGCTAGACTACAGTCGCCAATGGGCTATTAGGTGCGTCCATGAGGCTCAGATGCACGAGGATAATTGTTTTATAACCTTAACGTTTGACAATGAACACATTGCAAATCGTAAAAATCCGGAAAGTTTAGATAATACAGAGTTCCAAAGGTTTATGAAACGCCTCCGGAAAAAGTATCCCCACAAAATTAGATTTTTTCATTGTGGGGAATATGGGGATCAAAATAAAAGACCACATTATCATGCGTTATTATTCGGGCATGATTTTAAAGATAAAAAATTGTGGTCTAATAAAGGCGACTTCAAGTTATTTGTAAGTCAAGAATTAGCGGAGCTATGGCCGTATGGATTTCATACGATCGGAGCGGTTAGCTTCGATACAGCAGCATATTGTGCCAGATATGTAATGAAAAAAGTAACAGGGGACGCGGCAGCGTCACATTATCGGGAGGTAGATCTCGAAACCGGCGAAATAATAAATGAGATAATGCCGGAGTATTGTACAATGTCCCGTATGCCGGGCATTGGATATGAATGGTATCAAACCTATGGATACCATGATTGCCATAAACACGATTATATCGTTATAAATGGCTATAAAGTAAGACCGCCGAGGTATTACGATAAGTTGTGCGAAGAAGGAATTTTCGCAAAAATAAAGGAAAGACGCGTGGAAAACGCCGATGAACCCATAATTAATTATGGGGAAGAAATGGACAGACTTTGGGTGGAAGAAGAAGTAAAAATAAAAAAGCTTGAAAGACTAATAAGAAACGTATAGCGTTTCTTAAACTAATCAGGAGGTAGTAATGAAAAAAGTATATTATGCAGTATATGATAGGAAAGCAGAATTGTTTTCAGCTCCGTTTTTGGAAATCAAAGACGGAACAGCAATTCGCGCGATTCAAGATTTGGTAGTTAACTCACCAGATCATGCTTTTGCAAAACATCCATCGGACTTTAGTTTGCATAAGTTAGGTGAGTTTGACGATGTAAGCGGAGTGATTACAGGCCATATGCCTGAGAAACTCCAAGAAATTGAAAATCTAGTAGGAGAATAAAAATATGCTAGGCGGTCGTATGGGCAATTTGCCAACAGTAATGAAGCACGAGTTTTCGCGAGTGCCACAAGCTGATATTCAGCGTTCAACGTTTAATCGGTCACACGGACTAAAAACAACATTCGACGCAGGGTATTTAGTACCAATTTTCGTGGATGAAGTAGTGCCAGGCGATTCGTTTAATCTAAAAGCGCATGGATTTGGTCGCCTAGCTACTCCAATTTATCCAGTGATGGATAATTTATATGTTGAAACATTCTTTTTCTTTGTTCCAAACAGATTGATTTGGGACAATTGGGAAAAGTTCAATGGCGCACAGGATAATCCGGGCGACAGTACAAGTTATTTGGTTCCGCAGCTGACGCTGGGTTCAGGCGTAAGTATCGCAGGCGACAGCCTGTTTGATTATATGGGTTTGCCAACAGGTGTAAACGGTATTGCGTTTAACAACCTGCACGGTCGTGCATATAATCTTTGTTATAATGAATGGTTTCGTGACGAAAACCTTCAGGATTCAGTTACAGTAGATAAGGGCGATGGCCCTGATAATATTAGTGATTACACGCTGCTTAAGCGTGGTAAGCGGCATGATTATTTTACATCATGTTTACCATGGCCGCAAAAAGGTGATGCAGTTACTTTGCCGTTGGGTGGCGAAGCACCTGTAAAGGTAGATCGAGTTGGTAGCGGATATGATCTATCGTTGTTGGATGCAAACGATGTTTATAACAGGTTTTACACAGGTGCGACTTGGGGAACTCTTCAAGGTACACCTGATGGAATCGAAGCAAACAGTATGTTTGCAGATTTGACAGTAGCGACAGCAGCAACAATTAATCAGTTGCGCGAAGCGTTTCAGATTCAAAGGTTGTATGAGCGCGACGCGCGAGGCGGTACTAGGTACACAGAAATATTGCAAAGTCATTTTGGTGTAACGTCACCAGATGCACGTCTGCAGCGGCCAGAATATCTTGGCGGAGGTAAGACACCAGTACAAATGCAACCAGTGCCGCAAACATCTAGTACAGATGCAACATCGCCACAAGGTAATTTGAGCGCGATGGGAACAGTAGGTGTTCAGGGACATGGTTTTAGCAAATCATTTGTTGAACACGGTGTTATTATTGGTATGGCGTGTGTATTTGCAGATTTAACATACCAACAAGGCATGAATCGGATGTGGTCTCGTCGGGATCGCTGGGACTTTTATTGGCCCGCGCTTGCACATTTGGGTGAACAAGCAGTGCTAAACGAAGAAATTTACACACAAGGAACAAGTGCAGATCAAGATGTATTTGGATATCAAGAACGTTATGCGGAATATAGGTACAAGCCGTCACAGATTACAGGTAAAATGCGGTCAAACGCTTCAGGTAGTTTGGATGTTTGGCATTTGTCACAAGACTTTAGCGCAGTGCCAGTGCTCAATGCATCGTTTATTGAGGAAAACCCGCCAATTGATCGGGTTGTAGCGTTACCATCAGAACCTGATCTGTTGTTTGATTGGTATTTTGATATGAAATGCACACGTCCAATGCCAACATATAGTGTTCCAGGTCTCATTGACCATTTTTAGGTGAATGTTATGGATAGTATTAAATGGGCTGCTATTGTTGCTTTTAGCCGGAGGTTTATTCTTCCGGCAGTTTTGGGCGGTATTGTGGTTTGGCTTATTGCTAATGGTTTCGCTGCTTGGGTTCCAGCTGTCTGTGGTGTAGCAGACGCGTTAGCAGTATTTGTGCAGGAGTGTTCTAATGGGTCTTAGTAGTATCTTATCAGCAATCAACCCTTACGCAGGGTTGATAGGAGTTGGTGCATCGGCTTATGGACAATATAGAGCTAACAAAGAGACACGTAATTACGCAACAAAGATGAGCGGAACAGCTCATCAAAGGCAAATGGCTGATTTAAAAGCAGCTGGTATTAATCCAATATTAGCCGGTAGACTCGGTGGTGCATCGACACCATCTTACCAAGCAGGCAATATTGGGTCTGCTGCGGTGCAAGGATATAGTCAAGTAAGTAGTGCAAAGCAAGCTCAAGCGCAAACTAAACAAATAGATGCACAAACAATGGTGACAAAACAGCAAGAAGAAAAGCTAGTTCAAGAGATAAAGCAAATGAAAGATTTGCACAATGAACGGTGGCAACGGTTATTTGCCACAATGGGACCTGATAACATAGCGGCGTCAGTTGCCGCAGCAATCAATAATGTCGATGTTAAATTGTTATTGAATCAGGTTGCTAGAAAAACAAAAGCAAGTGTTAACACGCTTGAAGATTTGAAGGCGTTGCTTAGAGCAACACAAGCGCAAAAATCCGGTGTTGCCCAGACGGTAAGCGGATTTGAGCAAATTATTAAGCATGTGTTTAAACCTACTGATATGCGAAACGACAAATATTCAAGAGGAGCTAGAAATGGCTAAAATGGTATTTAAAACAGGTTATGGCGAGCGTGAGCGCGTACAGACAGAACCAAAAGGCGAAAGCCTAACGCAACAGCACTTTGCTCAAGAAGCGGACGTGCGTAATATTATTAAGCAATATGACAAAACTGGTCTAATTGCTAATGTACAAAAGGGCGTTGCGCAATATGGTGATTATTCAGAAGTT